CACTCTCTTACGCACCAGTCGCACATATTCTTTACTCTTCTGTGCCATTAGCTAGGTCTCTCATACGTTCTACTAATCGCTTGGCGCGATTCGGAACCTGAGTATACCATTTGCTGTCAACCATTTCATCTGCTGCCTTATGCCAGTTACGAGCATCGACACCAGCCTTCATACCGACAAAGCGGGACAGGCGGGGGTAGCCAAGGTTGAACATCATATTCGCAATGATGTACTGGCACTCTTCCGGCAGGTCATCAAAGTCATCATATAACCGGCGGCAGTCTTCCAGCGTCACCAGAATGTCCAGATTAAACGCCTGATGCACACGGTCGCGGCTGACAGGTGTGCCAACTGCGAGTTTATGCTCTGGGTCATCCTCAGTCACTAAATGACCGATTCCGAAAGTTTTGAGGGCTAAATGGTCGAGATATATCTCGAACTTGCAACCCTCATCAGCGACTAGCTCGTCACGCAGTCTGTCTAACTTCATCCTGTTCCTCATATTCCCCCTGCATCAGCTTAGAAGCTGTAACGCCAAGCTGATACAAAGCCTCTGTCAGAGTGTTATCGCTGGCCTTACCACGGCCTGTCATAAATACCTCAACAGCCTCGCCTGTATGCGGGTGAAAGCTAACTGTTACTGCTAGTCCAGCACCGATGTCTGTTGTTACGCAAGGCCGTCTGTTAGGTAATGTCATATCGTAAATCCTCTACTGATTTTAGCCAAGAGTCAGCCTCAAGCTCTGAGTTCTCGAAGAACGAAGGCTGCTTGTTTATCTTTTTCTGTCTGATGGCAGTGACAGGCATAAAGTACACTGCTCGTTGCTCTGATGAGACAAGGGCTATTATGTCAAAATCATAGCGTATTGGTAAGCGTTTATTTTTGCCAAGACCTAGCTGGAACTCTAATCTGTTTGTATCTCCGCGACTTAGCTGTGCAGATTTAACCTGTATGAGAAGCCGCTGTCCTGTTTCCTTATTCCAGGCCACGAGGTCAACTGAATCCTGTGTCGCCATAGCAACGCCCCATCCTTGCTGTAGAATGGCTGCTGCTGCTATGTGTTCCCCGATTTGACCTGCAACTGTGTGTCCGATAGTCCTGACTGCAACGTGTCTAGTCCTAGACATTCATCCCCCGCATCACTCACAACTCGACTAATAATCTCCTTTGCCATAGACAGTTTCTGCTTATGGCTCATCGGCTTGTGGTAACTTGTACCACCAATAGTGATAAGCAGTCCATCGGGGTAGACTGCTATCGTGATTGGTTTGTCCGTCATTAAGCGGCAAGCTGCTTAATCTTGGCGAGGTCTTTGTTCAGCTTGGTAGCACCTCTGCCGCGATTAGATATCTTCTCAAGGGCATAGTAGACCGTAGTGTGGTCACGGTTCATCTTCCTGCCTATCTGCGGCATAGACATATTAGTCATCTCGCAAGCTAGATACATAGCGATATGACGAGCGTGTGTGTACTCTTTCACTCTGCGTTTGGACTGCATCTGTATTAGGGTAACGCCTGTAACCTCTGTCGTTGCCTTCAGAATACGGTCAATGTCAGAGACTGTCGAAGTCGGCTCCGTAGTCGTGCCGAACAGCGTTCTCAATATTTTTCTTAAAACATTCATGTCCACAAAACTCCTTTTTTGCTCCATTAACTAGGGCTGGCGTGGTCATCCAGTCAAAAGCCTTACCGCAAAAGCTACATGAACTCATACGCGAGGTAACAGCCTTCTTGGGTTTTTTCCTTGTCCACATATTTCCCTCTTGAAATGATAGGCTGACGAAATTGGCAGAAACCGCCAGCCTATCTGGGTTAGACGCTAAAACGGAATAGCGTCATCCATCTGACTGCTTGCACCGTTAGATACTGGTGCTGCCTTCCGGCTGCCGTCATCCTCTTCAACCACAAAGGACAGGAAGTCGTTGCCCTTCTGGCTAGTTTTGCTCCAAGCCGACACACGATATTTTGTGCCGTCAATCTCTAGGCTGCCTGTCATATCTGGACGCTTTGGGTTGTCACCCTTGTCGTTGTGAAACAGGACACCCCGCATATTGTTGTCGTAATCAGCCATTAGCTGCTAACTCCTTCTTACGTTTCGTAAACGCACTATTGTACTGCCCCGCCGCTGGCCCCAGACGGCTATACAGTTTTTTCAGTGAATCAACATCGGGAGCCAATGCAATCTCCTGCTCTACAGTGAGAGGTGACGCAATCTTCTTTGGTGCTGGTAGGTCTGACTTGATGTTCGGAGACTCGACCATAGCCGTTGGGGATTCCATCGGCATATCTTCACCAGCGTAGATGTAGCAACCAAGGCCAAGAGCCGCGATTGCCTTTACCATACAGCGTTGCAGTGAAGCGTTCACCTCAAAGCTGTTAGGGTTCTTGATAGGCCGGTTGGCGTGGTTCAGCACAGGCATAATCTCTGTAGCTGATTCCAGAGCCGTGATGCTGTCAGGATTGTTCTCCGGCATAATCTTGACGGTAACGGTCACATAGGCATTGCCCTCTGCATCAAGCATATACGGTAACTGATTGCCGTTTACTAGAAACAGGTGCTTGCTGTACTTAGCTGTCGGGTAATGCTGCTTTAGAATACTCCAAGCCCACGCCCACGACAGGTAGGTGAAACCGTTTTTCTTCTCAACGTGCTTTGAACAGTCAATAGCACTCAGTGTGTTCCATACGTTAGACATTGCTCCATAACTCCTTTGCTTCGCTTACGAACTGGTGGCTCCAATAGAATGGGTGGTTAAAATCTGGCTCTATTAAGCCTGCTAATGTTTTCGGGTCTGTGCTGACCGCCAGCAGGTTCTGGCGGGTGATTGCTTTGCGTCTGATTTCGTCAATGGCAAAGTTCAGTACATCCTCAGACATCTTCTCGCAGTTATCTGGGTTGTAGATGACACCCTCAGTCGATGATACATAGGCGATGTTTGGCTTTGCGCCTGTCGCTTTCCAGTACACCGCTGCTTGCAGGATATGCTCCCACGCTGGTTCTTTAGGCAATGATGCCTTAGTCCAGCTTCTAGTGCCGTCCTTCTTGACCTGACCCTGACGTGGTGCTTTGGTCTTAATCTCAGCCAGTGACCCATCTTTGAATAGGTCAACAAAGCCCATAATAGGTACCAGTACGCCGTCCAGCATCAGTTCGATTTTGCGCTCTTCTTGTGCGCCACTGAATAAGGGAGATAGTAAGTCGATGCCGACGTGGGCAGCGTCTGGTATTAGTTCGCGGAACTTGTCGCGCTTATCTTGTGATGAATTAGCCGGATGAAAATCATAGCCGGTCATAGCCTCTTCTACAGCCTCATCAATATCCTGACCGTGACACACGGCTGCTTGGATAACCTGATGCACTGCTGTACCGAATGCGGCGTTCTCGCCAACGATAATCTCGCGGCGTTTCTCTTTCGATAAATAAACGTAATCGAACATCCAGTTCGCCAATGGGCGATTTAACTGGCTTGGACTGAAATGGTAGACACCTACCGATTTCATCTTTTCTAATAAGTCTGTCATTCCCTAACTCCTGGTGCCGTGATTGGCTTGATAACTTTAATTACGAAATAGTGATTGACCTGTCAACAATTATTTTATACAGATTGACACGTTGTTAATTTCTATTTGTAGGAGAATAACTTGAAACTGGCAGAACATATGATGAAACGAGGAATGACACAAAGCGAACTAGCACGTCATCTGAATGTAACAAGAGCAACCATAAACAACTGGATATATAAGCGCACACCGCCGTCTGGCAGACAGATGATGGCTGTGTACAAATGGTCAGGTGGCAAGGTTGGTTTAAAAGATTGGTGCGAGGAATTTGATGCCTAAGAAATGGAGCAATCAATACGGATACGGCCCTGACCCGAAAGACGAATGGCGCACACACGCTGAGATGTTTAAGGATGCGCCGAACTTTGAGGACGACCCTGCTGCTGAATCTGCTGACACGATTGGCAGCTATAGTGTAAAGGGCGTTGGCACTATCGGTGTATTCCAAGGCGAGGATGACGCTGATTTCGCTGACAATGGGGAGAAAATCAAATGACCAACCCTTACTTACTGCCAGAGGGCAACGTGCAGATAAGTTTTAGTGGTGGCAGAACATCAGCTTATATGTTGTACCATATACTTGAAGCAAATAATGGGTTGCCCGACAATGCTGTTGTTTCTTTTCAAAACACCGGCAGGGAAATGCCGCAGACCTTGGACTTTGTGCAAGAGGTTTCTGAACGGTGGAACGTGCCGATAGTATGGCTTGAATATGACCGGATTGACGGCAAACCGGCAGCTTCTGTGGTCAGCCATAATTCTGCAAGCAGATTAGGAGAGCCATTTGAAAAACTTATTGAGGCAAAAAAAGTTTTACCTAACACATTGATGAGGTTTTGCACTGTTGAGTTAAAAATAAATACGGCTAAGAGATACCTAAAAAGGTTGGGCTGGAAAGAGTGGAGTAATGCTGTTGGCATAAGGGCTGATGAGCCAGACAGATTAGCTCGTGCGCCAAAAAAGGATTGCTGGGTTCCTTGGAGACCACTGGTGACGGCAAATGTAGACAATAATCAGATAAGTGAGTTTTGGAAAGCGCAATCATTTAACCTTATGCTGCCAGTAAGCAACGGAAGAACTATGTATGGGAATTGTGATGGCTGCTTTCTCAAGTCAGAGTCGCAACTTGTAATGCTTGCTAGGGAACATCCAGAAAAATACGACTGGTGGGTGCAGCAAGAGAAGAACCACGAGCATAGGGGTGATTGGGGGGTCTTCCGTAGAGATAGACCGCTTGCAGAATTGCGTGACTTTATTAACGTGCAAGCCGATTGGGTATTTGATGAAGAAGGTTATTTTTGCCAAAAAGATGATGGGGAGTGTACAGGATGACCAACGGACGTAGGAAAGGGGCAAATTTCGAGAGGGAATTAGCTCGTATGGCTATGGACGAACTTGGCATTGATGATATCAAGAGAGACCTAGAGCAATATAGGGCTGGCGACCACGGCGACTTAATTGGCATTGACGGCTGGACTGTCGAGGCAAAGAGGTATGCCCATGGCGTGACACACAAGGATGAGTGGTGGTCACAGGTAGAGAGAGCAGCGGATGCGGCTGGTACTGAGCCTGTGCTTATCTACAAATACGACCGGCATCCGATTCGGTGCGTTGTCCGGCTGTCAAGCATTAACGCTGACTTTGCTGGTAAGGATGACCTAGCCACTGTCAGCTTTGAGACGTGGTGTATGCTGGTCAGGGAAAGTTGGGCGTAATGGAGTACAACAACGATTTCAAGTATGACTTGCAACTCGGTCAGATACACGAGCAGTGGCTCGGCAGCATCCTGACTGACGCAACCATTGAGGTCAAACGCGACTATATGGCGGCAAGAACAGGCAACATATTTATCGAGTTCGAGAGCAGGGGAAAGGCATCTGGCATAGCTGCCAGTCACGCCGAATACTGGGCTTTCGTATTGTCTGGTCATCGTGTGATTATCGTTCCGCTGGACACTGTGAAAGAGGTGGCTAGGGAACAGTACCGCAAGACCGGATACACAAGGGGCGGTGATAGCAACACCAGTCTGGGAGTTTTAATCAAGGTAGGGGATTTACTGAAGTAACTGTCAAATAAGTGACAACATAGGTTTTTATGTTGATGGTAAAATGCGCCATCACAACATTAAGGGGTATAAGATGAGTGAGCAAGTTTTTGTATTAAGGGGTTTTGACTTGGGCGAGGCAGTAGAAGATTTGTGCTTGCAACGCTTACGCTATCTTTTGAAGGATGATTTCATTGTTGAAGTGCTGCAAGAAGAAGTGCATCCAAATGACATCAAGGAAGTGAAGGATGCGGTGGCACTTGTAATAAAATATCTTGATTGGGCAGCACCGGATTTCGACGGCAGAGGATACGTTGAATGGTACGATAAAGAGCCAGAGGTTGATGTAAACAAAAGTCTGTCTGTAAGTCTGGATATGTATCATATGTTCGTTATCACAACGGCATTGCATCGTATGAAAAGAGATTTACTTGACGGATGCCAGATGAATGGTACGGATGAACTTTTGGATATCATTGACGATACTCGCAAGACAATTCGCGCAAAACAGTTGGGGCTGATTGACTACTTTGATGATTACCCTGATGCCTACAACAAAATTCTGAAAGATATTGACCTTCTTCGTGAGGGCATAAAGTAGGGGGCATTTATGAGTAAAGAGGAACTGATAATCAGGCGGCATCTAACCGAAAATTTTACGGTTTTGCCGAATGATTTATTGAATGATGAACTGCTGAAGGCTGATGGCTTGGCACTAATGTGTTACTTGCTATCTAAGCCGCAGGACTGGATTGTCCGTCACAAGGAAATCCAGAACCGAATGGACTGGGGCAGAGACAAAACACGCAACGTCATAGCGTCACTGGTGCAGATAGGTTACATCGAAAAAGAGACCATTAGAGAGGACGGCAAGTTCTCTGAAACCCGCTATATCGTTAAGGATTCACCACGGCCTGAAAAACCGTCGCCGGAAAACCAGTTACTGGTAATCAGTCACCTTACTAAAGACATAGGACAAAGAACTGATTATACAAAATCAAATAAATTAGCGCGGCAGAAAAAACAGCTTTTAGTGGATTGGCAACCGGATGACGCTGATAAGCAATATGCAACCGACCTTGGCGTTGACTGGTCAGAGACACTGACCGATATTCAGCTTTGGAATGAAAAGAACGGCAATAAAGCCTCGTATGCGTCTTGTAAGGCATTTTGGCAGGGTTGGGTGCGGAAAGAGGCTAAAGGCCGTCCAGCACGCTCAAATCGCCAGGAATCGGTATCCCAGTGCAGGACACTAACCCCTAAGCAGCAAGAATACGCAAAGAGTGCTGCTGAGAAGCTGTATTACAAATACAAGGATGAGTATTTCCGCTATGAGGACATTTTAAAGGCTGTCAACGGCTTTATGCTGACCGACCAGTCTGATGATGCTTGGCGTAAGATAGGATTAGGCTTGCCGCGTCCATT